AAGGTAGGTGGCCAGCTCGGCCAACTGGTCGACCGCCTCGGCGCCGATGTCGCTCATCACGTCGCCGCGCACTACCTGAAAACCAGCGATGCCGCCGTCCTACGCAAGTGCCACAGCCTCAACGAACTGCTGGCCAACGCCGAGAGCTACCACACCCAGTGGGTGACCGGTCAGCGCATCAACGGGACTACCGCACGCCAAATGGAACGTACCGAGGCGAATGTCTCCGCCGCCGAACAGGCCGCGCAAATGGTCTTGGCCAAGCGCCAAGCAGGGGAGCGCAATGAGTACCTTTGAAATGAACGACCAGCAGGTTGCCGGGCTCGCCGCCGCGATCTGTGCAACTGCCGAGGCCATGGGTCAGGAAATGAACCCAGGTACTGCGGCGATCATGGCTGAAGATCTCTGTGCTTACCCGGTTCAGGTGGTGAAGGCCGCGCTGAAGGCTTGCCGCTTCGAAGTGAAAGGCAAATTGGCCATGGCTGACATCCTCCAGCGCGTTCAGGTTGCAGATGGTCGCCCGGGCAAGGACGAAGCTTGGGCAATCGCCATGACTACGAACGACGAGTTCGAAACCGTGGTGCTGACCGATGAAATCCAGCTCGCGCTGGCAGCCGCAAAACCTGTCCTCGATGCCGGCGACAAGGTCGGTGCGCGCATGGCGTTCAACAGTGCTTACGAACGTCTGGTGGGGCAAGCCCGGGAGGACAGCAAGGACGTGAACTGGCACGTGTCGGTCGGCTTCGACGCCAACCGCCGCACGCAGGCGATCACCAAAGCCGTGCAGATGCAACGGATCCCACATGAGCGCGGGCAGTTGTACTTGGCCGACTTGAGTGTCGTGTCGGTCACTGAAGACGGCCGGGCCGTCGTTGCGCTGCTCACCGGTGAGGCTGCGCGGCCTTCGCCAAAACTGCGCGAGAAGCTCGCCGCGGTGAAGGATTCGATGCTCGCCATGCGCCGAGCATCGGTCAGGGAAAAAACAGAACTGCGAATTTTGGCAGCCAACGAGCTGGCGGATCGCCGGGCGCTGCTCATAGGGCAGGCCGAACAATTGGAAGCAAGGAGTGCGGCTCAATGAGCATCGATAAACAAAAACTCCAGAAGCTGCTGTGGGCCGAAGCCGCGTCCTACCGTGCCGACTGCGCAGACTGGAAGCGCAACACCGAGGCGCTGCAAGACTTTCTCGGGGAGAAAACAGTGGAAGAGGTGGCGCTGGAGTTGCTGGCCGAGAACGAGCGACTGACACGGCAACTCGGCGAGCTGATCAACGGATTGCCGAACAAGGTGGCCACCCATGGCTGACAAAATCTCAGTGAACTGTCAGGCGAAACTCTCCGAGGCCATCACGAAGCTTAGCGCCATGTACCGCGACAAGAAGTTCGTCGTCGTATCGCTGCGCCCGGGAAAGGACCGCACGCTCGACCAAAACCGGCTGTGGTTCGCGATGTACAAACGCATCGCAGAGATTACCCAGATCGGCGACGAGGCTGATGCTCGCCGGTACTGCAAGTTGCACGTCGGAGTGCAGATCCTGCTGAACGAGGATGCTGGGTTTCAGGCTGAGTGGTACCGCGTCATGCGCCACCTTCCGTATGAGACGAAGCTGGCCATGATGGGCGGCTGCCATCTGTTCGGCCCGGACGGCTTCCCGGTGACCAGTCTGTTCAATCGCGCCCAGGGCGTGGCCTACACAGACCGGATCGTCGCGCGCTTCGCACAGCAGGGCGTGTACTTCGATGATCTTCTGAGTCAGGAGGCTGCATGACGATCGCAAGGAAGCAGCCGAAACCGAAGAAATGTCGCGTCGATGCCTGCAGGGCCTCATTCGTCCCGTCGCGGATGGGGCAGGCCGTATGCAGTCCGGCGTGTGCAGCAATTGATGCCCCGCGTCATCAAGAGAAAGCTCGCAAGGCAATCGACCAGTGCGAGCGCCGCGAGATCAAAGTCCGTAAGGAGAAGCTGAAGAGCAGGGCGGAGCACATGCGCGAGGCCCAAGCTGCATTCAACGAGTGGGTCCGCCTGCGTGATTCCGATCGCCCTTGCGTGAGCTGTGGTCGCCACCACGAAGGCCAATACCACGCTGGGCACTACCGCTCTGTGGGAGCTAACCCCGAACTGCGATTCGAACCGCTCAACGTGTGGAAGCAGTGCGCGCCGTGCAACACGCATCTGTCCGGCAACCTGGTGAATTACCGGCTTTCGCTCCTGCAGCTGATCGGCCCGGAAAAGGTCGATTGGCTGGAAGGGCCGCACCCGGCCTGCAAGCACTCCGTCGAAGTAATCAAAAATATCAAGGCCGAATATAGGGCGAAAACAAGGGAACTGAAGAGGACGGCAGCATGAAAATCCACTCCGCACGCCAAGCTTGGCACGACTGCAACTACAACCCGGCCCCTGGCCAGACTTCTGACGCTGCCGAATTGGGTGTAGTGGTGCAGAGCACCGAGCGAGGCCCAACGGCGAACCCTGCGATGCACGCGGTGCTATCCGGCCACATTCAGTCGGCTATCGCACGGCTTCACTTTCAACTGCGGGCTTTCGGCAATGCTATGTATGCGGCTGAGCCGACAGATGATGATCGGGAGGAGGCCGAAGCTGCGGTTTTCAATCTTGCATGTTCGCGAGCAGCACGCATGACCGCCAGCAAGCGGGAGCGGGCTGAATACGTTGTCAAGGGCGTGTTTCGTCGTTACCGCTACATGCACCAAGGCGGACAATCGGCCAATGCCGATCCGCTGATAAAGCCTGAGTTATTCCGAGCCTGGATGAAAGGGGAGTACGACGTCGAGCTGCCGTCCGCAGCTTGGGGGCGTGATTGGGAGCCCTTCGTGCAGCTTTGCTTTGATGCTTGTTACGACATCGATGCACGTGCACTAAGCCCAATTGGCGGTGTGATTTATAAAATGAAAGAGGCCGCTTGACTTCCCGCACGGCTGAGGGCACTATTTCGTCAATGTTAGAGTTTTGCCTACGGCAATTTTCTCGAAGATAAAAAACCCGGCTACTGCCGGGTTTTTTATTGTGTATTATTTGCTGCTTTTCACGATCTGGAGCAGGTTGAACCATTTCAGATGAAGTGGCCGCCCAGTAATTGCCTCTGGCGCGCCTTCGAGCTCAGCTATGGTGTCTTCCCTTCCTTCAGGCCACATCGCAAAATCTGCTACGACGATGGCCGATGTGAGTTGAATATTTTCCCCTTCCCCTTGTTTGAAATAGTCCGGGAAGCCAAGGCTCAGCGGGTCAATGCGAACGTAAAACTTGTTTCGCCAGTACGCTTCGTGACTTATGCACTCTTGAAGAATAAACGGGTCTTGAATTCTGGCTTTCGTACTTTTGTATTCTTGTATGAGTCGTGCAGAAGTTAGCCAATTGATTCGGTTTTTGGGTGGAACGTTTAAGCTGGGTTTGCCTCCATCAAGGGTGCTATACGATCTTTCCAATGTAGTTATCGCATGGGCGAGTAGGCGCTCATTTTTTCGCTCTTTTTCCGCCACCTCATTAGCTTTTGTATGATTGGAATTGTTTTCCTTGATTGCTCTGAAGGCCGCATAAGCTGAGGCCGCGCCAGTGATGGCTGATAATGCTGCAGCAACCGCTGCTACCGTGGTCCAGATCAAATTCCATTCCATTAGGTTCTCCAGTCTTGGCAAAGTCCGAGACTCGTTTGTCAATCATTTATAGTCAAGTAGATCGAGCACCCTTTAACCCCATTACCGGGTCGCCTACATAGGCCGTTATTCAGGCCTCTGCATCCGCAGGGGCTTTTTCGTTTTCGGCTCCAATACCCATTGCTCCGAGCACGGAGTGTTGTTGGAGCTGAATCAAATCCGCGGGACACCGCCTGCGAAATTCCTATCTCCCTGAAGGGGAGGAATCGAGATGCCAAACATGCCAGACAAACCAGACACATGGGCGATAGCGCTTGCGTGGTTGAGCCAGCATTCGCCAATCCTCTATGCGGCTGCGCTGTCCTGCGCCATGGCCGTCTTGCGGATCACTTATGGCGGCGGTACACGTCGCCAAATGTTGGTGGAAGGTGCCATCTGCGGTGGCCTGACCCTTACCATCATCAGCGGCCTGGACTTCTTCGGCCTACCACAGAGCATGGCTACTTTCGCCGGCGGCTGGGTCGGCTTCCTGGGAGTGGAGAAGATCCGCAACATCGCGGATCGGGTGACTGACTTCAAGTTGCCGAGCCGCAAGGCGGAGTAAGGCGCGACACGTTTCGCGAATCAGCAAATTGTGTCGCGCTAACCATTTTAGAGGCCTGACAATGGGGCTCGAACGCCCATACAGCGATCTAACGAATCTTTGCTGTTTTCGAGCTTCTTGATCGCTTCTTGGCGCCGCTCTCCACGAAGAGAGAACACGTCTATGTCGGAAATTGCTAGCTGTCGTTCCATATGAGCTACAGCATTCTTGTAAGGCTCGCAGCGCTTATCAGCTTCCGTGAGGTCTTTGTAGATTTGAGCTTCGGCTTTTGATTTTTCAGCCGCATGGTTAGCGGATGCAGTCTGTTTCCTCGTGTCGTCTAGCAATGCCTCAATTACTGCGACATGAGTTTGACTTTCGCGTAGAGAGTCAGTCAGCCCCTTGTTCGTGGCTCTGAGTTCATTGGCGATCGTTCTCGACTCACTGAGTGCATCTGTTAGGTTTTTCACATCGCTGCGTAGTTGCCCCCGCTCTTCTACGACATTCAAACCGTAAATTACGAAGGGCATGATTGCCGCAAGCAGTGCAGCATTTGCCAGCAAGCTTACGAACAGGAATTTTGGTTTCGAGAGGGGTGGTGTTTTGCTTCTTGTCATTGGTACGGGCTCAAGAATGGGGCGAGCTACTAAATACAACTTTGGGCAGACGCATATTGCTAGGCTTAGAAAGCGGCTGCGGTCTGGGCAGATAGGTGTGCCGCAGGTGAGTGCAGCACATCAGCGACAGAACTCCGCTGCTTCGATGCTATTGCAGCATTTGAAGCGCTTTGCCGAGATCACGCTTCAGCTCTGATCGGTCCCAATTAAGCAGCGAAAAATTATCCGCCCAGTACCGAGGTTCGTCGTTTGGAAGTGGTGTTCTATCACCTGAAGGCCAAATGACTTCTGTTGAGACGCCGGAAATGCCGTCGTCAATGACAAGGCCCATCCCACTGTTTGAGATTACAGGCTCGCAAGTAGCGGCCACGCGCTTCGCGTTTTGCACCGACGCTGCATCATATTTTCCACTCTTGATGCAGTAGTGGGCCGACGCCAGCGCTCGAGCAGCGAATAGTAAACAGTCTGGTTTTGAACTGAAGTCCATGATTCCCTCGTCCCTCTAGAAAGATTACAGAGCGGCCTAATGCGCCTGCTTGATTAGCGGGCAAGTTATAGCAGGGTAGGTCGAGTGTGTTAAGGAGTGCTGCGCGATGTTGAGGCCAGAACCGCCAGCAATATTGCTCGAATCTTCCGACCTTTCTGATTTAGGCATCCGCCTGACTCCAGCCCCTGAAGTGTGGGAGTGGCTTCAGGCCGAGATCCTTATTGGCACCGGCAGCATTCACAACGAAGACCATGCCCATCTACTCGATGCAGACATTCGGATTATGTGGGCATCGTCGAGCTTCGAGAAACAAGGACGCACAGTGCTGGGCCAGGCCGAACAGGTAGCGTTCCGCGCTGGTGGTTGGCAGAAAGCCAGGATGGAACAGCAGATGCGGGATTGGTTCGGCGAGGTGCCGGCCTTCATCATCACCCTGGCCGCTGATTACTGCTCGACCTGCAGCGACGCTGACTTCTGCGCGCTCATCGAACATGAGCTCTACCACATCGCCCAGGCGACTGATAAGTACGGTCAACCAGCCTTCACCGAAGAAGGCGCCCCCAAGCTGAGGCTTCGTGGACACGACGTCGAAGAGTTCGTCGGCGTGGTCCGCCGCTACGGTGCAAGCCCTGACGTTCAAGCGTTGGTGGATGCTGCAAACAATCCTGCTGAGGTGGGGAAATTGAACATATCGAGGGCCTGCGGAACCTGTCTGCTCAGATCGGCCTGACCCCTGACAGACCTAAGACGGAATCTACCCTATGGCAGCCCTGAACAATGAGGTGAAAGGCTTCATGGTTCAGGCCTTGGCGTGCTTTGACACTCCTTCGCAGGTTGCAGCTGCTGTCCGAGAAGAATTCGGCATCGAGGTCACCCGCCAGCAGTGTGAAGCCCAAGACCCGACCAAGCGTGCTGGTAGAGATCTGGCAAAGAAGTGGGTGACGCTGTTTCACGACACCCGCAAGCGTTTCCGTGAAGAGACTGCTGAGATCCCGATTGCGAACCGCGCCTTTCGCCTCCGCGCCATGAACCGCTTCGTGGAGAAGGCCGAGACGATGAAGAACATCGGCTTGGCCATGCAGATCTTGGAGCAGGCGGCGAAAGAAACCGGTGACATGTACGTCAACCGCAACCGAAAGGAAGAGCCTGACGACGAGCCGGCAATTCCGACTCGCATCCAGGTCGATGTAGTGGATGCGAGGAAGCCGAATGCCGAGCCTTAACGTTCCGCAGTCGCAGTTCCTCTTGTTGCCCCACAAGTTTCGCGCTTTCGTTGCTGGCTTCGGCTCTGGGAAGACCTGGGTCGGATGTTCAGCGCTCAGCAAGCATTTCATGGAGTGGCCGGGCGTCAACGCTGGCTACTTCGCTCCGACTTACCCGCAGATTCGAGACATCTTCTATCCCACGATGGAGGAGGTGGCCTACGACTGGGGGCTGAAGACCAAGATCAACCAGGCGAACCATGAGGTTCACATTTACAGCGGCCGGCAGTATCGCGGCACTGTGATTTGCCGATCGATGGAGAAGCCGCAGACGATTGTCG